CAGTCCGCAGACTGGGGGTGGGGGAGGTCGAGGGGGAGCCTGCTCCCCTTCGACCCTCGTTGTTATTGCCTGCCCGGCATACTCTTGAGCTGGGAGCCGTCGTAATACTCCCGGGTCAGGCCATAGATACGGCACCCGCCGGTGCCCTCCAGTTTCAGCCGGTAGTGGTCCGCCCGCCGGGGAATCACAGGCAGATAGTAGCTCCGCTTCGCGTTGGCCTCCAGCGTATGGCCGACCTGCTCCCAGGTCCCGCCGGAGTCGTACTGGATGTAGAGCCGCGCTTCCGCTCCCTCGTCCACCTCCAGGCGAACCAGGATTTTGGAAATGCCCTTCTTGTTGGGGCTGTCGTCGTACCAGTCCGAAAACTCCGCCATCCAGGATACCGCTTCCTCCGCCACAGCATCCTCCGGCGGGTCCTGAACGCTGCCCGCGATCCAGATGCTCCCGTCCTCTGCCAGCAGATAGAGGTTTCCGCCGGAGGAGGCAAAGTGTGTGGCGTGGGTCTCGTCCTCGATGTGCCACTGGCCCCGCTGGGTGTCGTAGACATAGAGACGCCAGGTCCCGGCCCGGTCTCGCATGGAGACGTAGTATTTCAAGCCATCGCTGCCCGCCGCTGCGTCCCGGAATTTCTCCACGCCGAAGGCGGCGCCCACCGGCTGCGGGATCCCGCCGGAGTAAGCCATGATCCCGGCCCTGGAGAGGTAGAACAGCACCTCGCCGGCCACGGCAAGACTCGCCGCGCTGCCGTCCGCCACCCCCAGCGTGGCGCTGCCCATCACTTCAAAATTGGTGGGGATGGAGCCGTACACCTTGTAGATGTGGTCCTCCTTGAAGAAGATGGGATACCCCAGGTACGAGATGCAGGCCGTGAAGCTGCCGGCGCTGCCGGTGTCCACGCTGTAGCTGTCTGTGGCCAGACCGTCGTACACATTCCAGTTGAAGATGTCTCCCAGCTTGGAGGCGTAGATGGTGGTCCTGTCACAGCCCCACAGCCGGTTCTCATTCTCACAGACGAACAGCAGGTCCGGCGCGGTCCGCTCCACCTTCATGTCTCCGCTCTCCGTGTAGGGGGTGATTCCGTCATCCCCGTCCAGGTCGAAGGTGTACTCATAGAAGTACAGCTTGTCCCCGTCGATCTCCCGGATGATGGGGGTCTTGTTGTTGCTGGGGTGTTTCGTGCATCCGGAGATGGTCACGGCGTCCCCGGCCTTGAAAGTGTCCGCCCAGTTGACGCCCTCCGCCTGAATGCAGTTGGCGTCCGCGTCCTCGTCATAGATTTTTCCGTTGGCAAAGGTAAGGGAAGTCCCGGACCATGCGGCCTCCAGGCTGCCGAACTCGTCCGCCGCCGTGTTGTAGTAGGCCTTGTCCGGGAAGATCACGATGTACGCCCCCAGGGCGGTGAAGGTCTTCGGCCCGGCCGTCACAGTCCCCTTGGCCTCTCCGTTGTAGTAGAACGTGGTTCCGTCCACCCAGCACAGCTTGTCCCAGCAGAACAGGCCGCCGGGGACTGTCAGAGTCTTGAACAGCATCCGCCGTGGCCGGGATGCCAGCAGGGGAAAGTAGTCGCTGGTCAGGTTTCTCATGTCCCACAGCTCGCCGTCTTTGGCGCCCAGGTTATGGTTCAGGCCCTTGAATTGGTCCTGTTTTCCCTGCTGAATCCCATCCGCATACCGTACCGCGGGTAATTTCATACCTTTTCCACCTCCTTGAAGCGGATAAATACGCGCAGGGCCTCCAGCGCTGCGGGAGAGATGTTTTCCGGCGGCGTAGCCGTCAGGCGGGGGAGGGAGATGTCCGTCATGGTTTCGCCCAGCCGCTTTTTGGCCGCTTCATAGGCCGGACGGTCCGCCGGGTCCCGGAACACAAACCGGCCGTTTCGGAACGTAATGTTCCCATCGCCGTCCTTTTCCGCATACTGCTCCACCAGCTTCTGCTCCTCCGCTGCGTAGCAGTCCATTTCCGCCTGTGTGGCCTGCTTCACTTTCACAACGGCCAGCGCCAGGGTGTAGGGGAGAATCTGCCGCCCCATTTCCTTTGCCGCCAGATGGGCCATAACGGCCTCTATCAGTGTCGTTTTCATGTCGCACCTCCCAATTTCATTTCCGCGATCTCTGCCTCCAGGGCTTCGATCCTTTTCGCCATCTGCTGAATTTTGGCAATCGCCATGATCTGAATCTCTCCATAGCGCAGGGTGTACAGGCCGTCCGGCCGTTCCTCGCCGGGCGGCTCCGTGCACAGGGCCGCGAAGTCGCTCTCCGGGATACCTTCGTCCGCCAGGGCTTCCTGCACCTCCTGGGCGATCAGGCCCAGGTGGCGGCGCTTGTGCCCCTCATAGACGAAAGTGCAGGGCTTCAGCCGGTCAAAGACGCCCAGGTATTTCTCCACATCGTACTGCTTCTCCGTCTTCAATCGCGCGTCGGATGTTGCGGCCGGCTCCCCGTTGATGAATACCGTGTCCCCGGTGATGGACACCTGCGTACTGGTGCACACCACCGTGGAAACGCCGTCGTATCCCATCCGGGCGCCGTTGGTGGTGCAGATCACCACCGCCGCCTCGTTGCTGCTGGCAATGGCGATGCCCGCCGTGGAACTCCCCGAAGCCGTCATGCCGGACATGTATCCGATATAACCGCCCAGGGAGAACCCGCTGGCCGTCCGGTATACGTCCATCTGTCCGCCCAGGTGGATGATGTCCGCGAAGATGGTCCCCGTGGTGATGTTGTCGCCGTTGATGGTGGTGGCGCCGGAGGTCTCCAGATCCGCGAAGAGGACCATTCCGGTGAACGTCACACGGGCAGAGTCGATCACGGCCCCGTTTGCGGACAGGTAGATGGTGGAGCTGCTCTCCCCATTGCTCACAGAAAGGGAGAAGCTGCCCACCGTCTGCTGCAGGCTGCTGATCTGCCCCGCCTGGTTGGCAACCGTGCTGGAGAGGCCGCTGGCCGTCACCTGCAGGGCCGCGATGTCTCCCTCGGCGTCTGTGATCTGCGCGGCCAGTCCCGTGGCTGTGGCCTGCAGGGTGGTGATGTTCCCCTCCGCGTCCTCCATCCGGGCAGACAGCCCCGCCGCCGTGATGGCAAGCTGGGTAATCCGCTCGTCGCTGTCCTCCAGATGGATGTAGATGGGCTCGGTGATGGCGTTCTCCCAGTCGTCCACCGCCGCCTCGTTCATGTTGGAGAGATCCAAGTTGTGCAGGGTGTACCGCAGCTGCTCCACCAGCATATACATGTAGTTTTGGATGGTGGTGACCTGCTCTTTCAGGCTCTCCTCCCCGGTGAACGTGGGGAAGTTGCTGTCGATGTACAGCCAGTTGGATGGCACGTCGTCTCGCCTCCTGTAAGAAACGGGGCCGGCCGCACCGGCCGGCCCCTCGTCCGTTTATGTTGGATGGAATTTTTGGTGATACCGGTACAGCATGACGGCGAACTGTTTGCGGGTCATGCCCTGGTCCAGCATCAGGTCCCCGGCGCTGTTGCCCAGCATGATTCCCTCAGTGGTGATCCACTCCACCGCTTTTTCAGCCTCCGTCGGCTCTGCCGGCTCCGGTGCGTCCTCTTCCTCCCAGGCAATACCCAGGTAGTCCAGGATGCCGCGGGCCTCTGCCTCCGCCAATCTTTGCCGGTAGCTGCTGTTCCGCAGGTTTTTCACGTCGCCCTCGTTGGTGTGGAAGCCGTGCTCGATCAGCACCGCCGGCGCCACCGTCCCTTTCAGCACGTAGAGGGACGGGTCCTCCGCGATGGGGGTGGACCGCACCGCGATCCCCGCTGCCCTCACCGCCTCCAGGATGCTCTGCGCCGCGGTATATCCGCCGCTGGTCTTGCTGAACACATAGGCGCTCCACCCGGAGGCAGAGGACCAGCCGCCGCCCGCTGCCGCATTGCTGTGGAGGCTGACGAACAGATCCAGGCCCTTGATGTTGTTGGCGATCTTGCACCGCTGGGCCAGGCTCACCGCCTCGCCGCCGGTGCGGGTCATCGTCACGGCCACACCGTACCGCTCCAGGATGGCCTTGATCCGGTTCCCCATGTTCAGGGCAAACTCGTGCTCATAGTAGGTGCCGTCCGGGCTCTTGTTGGCAAGGTTGCTTGCGTCGTGGCCCGGGTCGAGCACCACGGTCTTTTTCTCGCTCACAGGTGTTTCCTCCGTTTCTCCGTCGTCCAGGTACAGCAGGATCAGGTTCTGGCTGGGGTCCTTGCCCTGGATCAGGACGTTCTCGCTCTTCACATACAGATTGACCTTGCCTCCGCCGTCCATCATTACGGCGAATTGACAGCCCTGGCCCACCATGTAGTCCCGCAGTTCCTCCGGCGTCATGGCGCCGCTGGAGCCGTCGGAGGCCCCATAGGTGATCCAGGTATCCTTCGTCAGGCCCACGGCCACACGGCCCCGCCGGCCGCCCACGTCATCGTTGTAGTACAACTTCTGCTGGGGCCGTCCCGCCCGGACCAGCAGGCAGTTTGCCACGTAGTTCCGGCAGTCGCTTTCCCCGCCAGGAGGGACCAGGATGGGGAGCACATCGGCTCCCACGTCCCAGCCCAGGGCCCAGTAGCTGTCCTGCTGATCCGCAAACAGGATGTTCCCGTCCGCCTTCACTGGGCACACCGGAGCCCACTTGGCGGGGCTGTAAAACACCCCCGTCATGGCAAGGTCCGGCTTCTCCCGCTCCACGATCTCCGAGAGCGGCAGCTTCTCCGTGTTCTGGTAGACCACCGCCCGCAGGATCTTCTTCAGCGGCGTCCTCTCAATATGGACCATATCAGCCCTCCACGATCTCCCAGTCTTCCGAGAAGAGCTCGATCATGGTTTCCTTCCACGGAACTCTCCCATACCGGCTCTCAACGTACAGATAAGGCGCCGTCATTTTAGAGTGCTTGTCCGGATACTGCGCCCGGATCACCACGTCTGGCTTCCAGCGGGGAAGCCGCGCACCCTTGCCCTTCTTCATTGCCTCCAGGGCCAGCCCGAAGCTCACGCCTCCGGTGGGCTTGGCGTCGTTCTCCGCCTTCTTCACGCCATGCACCGCGGTCTGCAGCAGGAAGCCCAGCAGGAACCACACCTTGTCCTTGATCTTGCCCAGACAGATTTCCCGGCCCAGCTTCTCGTCGTAGTTCTCCGCGCTGACACACGCGGAACTCCCCACAATCTCGAACCCGTTCCGCAGAAGGGCCCGGACCACTGTGGTCTTGTCTCCCATGGTCTGCGTCCAGGTCTCCAGGATGAAGTCATCCACCATCTGCTGACTGATGCTGGGAGCGTCTGTCCGCAGATCGGGGTTGACCGTCAGCGGCAGATAGGCCCGCTCGAACACATCCTTGGGGCTCCAGCTCTCGTATCCGTCCGGGTATTGGACCCGGTAGCCTTCCTCGCGGTTCATGCTTCTTGGGACCGGACCGCTCTCAGGATAAATCTTCCCATCGATCCGGAACGCCGGCTCCGCCTGGATGATCTTGGTCCCGATGTATGTCTTCATCAGCCTTCCTCCGTCAGCACATCGCCCCGCAGGCGGTACTTGCGCCCGGCGATGTAGACATAGGCGGCCTCCTGGCCCATGTCCACGTCCACCGTGCGGCCGTTCACCACATGGACCTTTTCCAGGCATCCCACACCGTGGTCCATCAGGCCGTAGCCGTTGGCCTCGTCCGGCGTCTCTCCCGCCCGGGTCTCCAGCAGCTCCTCCGGGGTAATCACATTCCGGTCAGGGTTCAGGCGCAGGGGAGAGCCCAATTCCTGCAGGCCATCGTTGGTCTCGTCCTTACCGGCCTCGCCCAGGGTGTACTTCTGCAGCACTTCTTCCACAGTCTTCATGTTCAAAATCTCCTTTTCAAAATTTAATATCAACCGCACAGCGGCTTGATGCCTATTCGTTTTTGGTGGTTTCGCTTTCCTTCGGATCGTCCCCGCCGCCCTCGCCGGCGATGCTCTCCCCGGCGGCATCGACCGCGTTTTTACCGATCTCCAGGATATTTTTCAGCCAGGAGGGGACAGGTGCCCCAAAGGTAACGGCGTGCTCCGCCAAGGAGCCCAGCTCTCCGATGATGTACCAGACGATCACCAGCGGCGCCAGCAGGACGGAGTATGTAAACGGCAGAGAAATGGCCGGGATATGGCCGAGGATGCTCCCGATCAGCCAGTCCGCCACCAGGGCGATGCACACCACCAGGATCATACCGCCCTTGTGCCAGGCGCCCTCCCGCATCTTGGCGCTGGACCAGCGCCCCTCCTTGGCTGCCGCCGCGCTGCCGATCAGCCAGTCCGCCAGCATCAGCAGCACCCAGGCGATCACCAGCCACCCGAACCAGCCCCACAGGGCCGTCATGGTAGCCACCGCCGCCGCGATGGCGGCCTTTACCGTGGTCACAGTCGTTTCATTCATAGTTGAGCTCCTTTCGTGTTGAAAATCCTCTCATACGCCGCCCGCGTCGTCTCCGGCAGGATTTCGGCGTAGATCATTGTGGTCTTCGGGTCCTCGTGCCCCAGCAGCTGCTGGAGCACCGGCAGCGGCATCCCACCCTGCAGCGCCTGCGTGGCAAACGTATGCCGCAAAATGTGGGGGTGGACGTGTCGGTCCAGCCCCGCCCGCTCTCCCAGCGCCCGGAGGAGCCGCTGGATGGAGCGTGGGGACAGCGGTGTGCCGCCACCCGTCGAAAAGAGGGGAGTCCCCTGGCCCCGCTCCTGGATGTACGCATCCAGCAGCACAGCCGTTTCCTCCGAAAAGTACACTGTCCGGGTCTTCCGGCCCTTCCCGGTGATCCGGATGCTCCGCCGCCGCCAGTCTACCTGATCCGCCCGGATGCCCGCTGCCTCGCTCAGGCGGCAACCGCTGGTGACCAGAAACGACAGCAGCGCCCGCTCCCGGGCGTCCCCGCAGGCCGCCCGCAGCTGTTCCAGCTCCCCTGCTGTGAGGGGCTTCCGGGTGGCCGCCCGGTCCACCCGCCGCGTCCGGATACGGCACATGGGATTTCTGTGGATCAGCTTCTCTCCAGTGAGCCATGCGAAAAAGCTCCGCAGCGTGTTGGCGTGGGTGACGATGCTCCCGTTCTTCAGCCCTCGCTCCGACAGTCCGGCCAGATACCGCCGGACATCGTCGGCAGTGATCTCCTCCGGGGGCTTGTCCGCATTCCGTGCAAAAGACCGCAGCACGAAGCCATAGTCTTTCAGCGTTTTTGGGGACAGGCCGTCGATCCGCTTCGCCGCCAGGAATGACTCGATCCGCTCACGGAGCGCCTGGGCGCCGCCTGTCTCCGCCCAGGTGATCCGGTACGCCTCCAGGGCCTGCCTGATCTCCGCCTCCATACCGGGGGCCAGTCCTACCAGCCTCCGCTCCAGCTCCGTCTTTGCGTCCATACGCAACACCTCCCGCACCAGTATAGCAGGAGGGTGTCTTAGGCTAATAAGGCGCCCGCTGGGTTTGGCTTTGGGGATGCGGTGCAGAGCATTGAAACTACCAGCGCGGAAGAATCCTATGAGACATACTGCGCCAAGGTAGACGCCGTACTGGACGGGATGCCTGACAAGACCGCAAAACTGGTGCTGGCCTATCCGCCTGCGGTGTACGGCAAAGCGGGTACTACGATATCGCTCTTATATAAGGGCGACGCCAACTATGCAGTGCTATCCAATATCGGCAGTGCAGACACGGCGCTGTGCGGATGGCGGATGATAAAATTAAAAAAATCATCGTCAGACCCGTCTGCTTGGCAGCCGTTTGAGTGGGAGCATCCGCCCATGCAGTTGGGCGTCGAGTACCGGACCATAGAGCGGTATCAACAAGTACCGATCTATACAAAAGCGGTCAATTTCGGGGCTGCACCAAATGCTACATCAAAGACTGTGGAGCATGGCATTACAGGCTTCAACCAATGTGTGGATGTAAGCGGAATTTTGGGTGGAGCGAATCTGATAGGCCATAAAAACATTGTCGGGATACTAGTAAACGCATCCCAAATTACGATTGAGGCGGACGCCGATCTATCCGGAAGCAATGTATACGTGATCCTCAAATACACAAAGGCTACCAGCTAAGAGGAGGATACCATGAAAATTCTGAAATATAGGCTGGCGACAGAGGTCAACCACGGAACCCCGAAGAAGCCGATAATGGAAACCGTACTTTCCGACGTATCCATGCCTTACATCACAGAAGCAGACTACCAGATGGCCTTGTCTGAGGCATGGCAAGGTGAGGTCACCGTGGAGGAGGTGCCGGAAACCGCGGATGAAATCCGGGCGCGGCGTGACCGGCTTTTGGCGGCCACAGACTGGGCGGTGTTGCCGGATTCTCCGTTGGACGCGCAGTCGCTGGAGGCGGTCAAAACCTACCGGCAGGCCCTGCGGGATGTGCCCCAACAGGAGCATTTCCCCGATTCTATTACTTGGCCTCAGATACCGGAGCTTGCGAATCTGCCCTGATTTGTGCGGCTTCCTCGGCAGACAGCCGCCCGGCGGCTATCAGCTGATTCAGACGGCCATCATCCCAAAGGCGGGGATAGTAGGCCCTCGCCATATCATACACTGTCACAACGCCACCCCCTGCATGGCCGCCAAGAAATCCACATCTGCCCGCAGCTGCTCCTGGGCTGTGGGAGGCGGCGCGGGGACTCCATCATCCTCCACGGTGATCTGCCCTTGATACGCCTCCGCCTGGGCGATAGCGTAATTCGCTTCCGTGTAAGGCATCGTAACACCGGATAGCACCGTCTCGATATCTGGATCCTCAGGGGTGCCGCGGTTGACCTCCGTTGCCAGCTGATATTTGATGATCTTCATGTGCCCTCCTTCCAGTATTTCAAGAATAGGATGAAGTTTAATCCGACTGTACGGCCAGACCCGACCGAAATTGTGAACTTCCCATTCCCGTTCTGTGTAAACAGGCCAAGATAGTTTGATGCGTCGAAAACAGATTCTCCAAAAAGCCCTGGAATTTGCGTTCCGTTGTCCAATACGCCATAGCAATCCAGCATCTTTACCTGTCCGCTGGTATCCGGGATTTGGACGTCAATCGTCTTTGACGAGCTGTTCGGGAACACCCCGCCATCCACGGCCATAACAAACACAGGTTTGCCGTTGTATCGCTCCGTGGTGCGGTACTCGACGCCCAACTGCATGGGGGGATTTAACCAATCGTCCAAAGCTTCTAATGTTTCTCCAGGCGGCGCATCCTGGACAGATGTCGGCACCTGCGGAACAAGCTGAGATGGGTCGGATAACCCTAAGATAAAGCTGGAATTTATGGAGTTTTCCACGTTGATAGCATAGTGGATATCAAGTGCCACCTCATTTTCCGACAAAGACATCAGCCTTAGAGCGTCGATGGGATATGTTCCTGACTTATACGATGAATCCAGGATTGTGATGCGGCGTGCATAGCCTGTTGTTGTTACAGATGCCAAAATAGTGCTGGGGCCATTAGCTGCGTAGTTGTGCCCGACGCTCACGATAAAACTGTCTGGCCTACTGGTATTGCCATGGATTACGGCAATCCTGTACCATCCTGCTGCAGAAACCGGTCCTGGCTTGCCCAGGATGCCGGGCGCCTTATTAGCCAAAGCCGCCGCAACGGTCTCCGCCTCCGGCTCTCCGCTCACCGGAATCTGTGTGGCGTTGTAGTCCCCGGACTGGGGCAGCACCGCACCGGTCCGGCCATTGAAGGAGGCCACACCGTTTTCTCCCGCCGGACCGGTGGGGCCTGTGGGACCAGCCGCTCCGCTGGGCCCCGTAGGTCCTGTCGGGCCGGCCGCGCCGGCCTGTCCGCTGGGTCCCGTGGGTCCTGTCGGTCCGGTGGGGCCGCCTGCCGGTCCCGTGGGCCCCATTGGCCCCGCGGGACCTGTGGCTCCGGTTTCCCCTGCCGGGCCTGTCGGTCCCGTTGGCCCGGCTTCTCCGGCAGGGCCTGTCTGCCCCTGGGCTCCTGTGGGGCCGGTGGGACCCGCCGCTCCGGCCGCGCCTGTCGGTCCAACCGGCCCAGTTGGTCCGGTTTCTCCAATGGGACCTGTCGGCCCCTGTGTTCCCGTGGGTCCGGTGGGACCTGTCTCCCCGGTCTCTCCCTTCAGGGATGCCAGATATTCCTCCTCCGTTCCCTTGAAGCCGTGCTTCACCGCAAGGCCATAGGCCGAAAGATAGTAGGGAGGGTTGTTGTACGGCGGTCCGCCGCAGTCACTCCACCTCATGCCGTCTCGCCTCCTCGCTGCAATATCCCTCCGCAGGATCGTATGTCTGGCAGAACCAGCACACAAACGCCGTGTACGCGCTGTTGTAAATGGTCATGGAGTCCGCGTACTTGTTATACTCTCCGTTCTCCGCGTCGATCCTGGCCTGCAGATACAGCGGATACAGATCGTCGTAGGGAGGATCCACCAACAGCTCCCGGTCCATATCCGCCGGATATTGCAAGTCCAGCTCCCGGATCTGCGCCGGCGCCATCAAAAAGACCTCCGCCTGCAGGCGTCCTTCCAGACGGCGCAGCCACTGGAACTTTGTCTCCTCACTGAAAGCGTTGGGTTTCACGGCATCCGCCGCCGCGATGGCATCCTTGACCTTCATTCGTATCCGCCTCTCTTGTTTCCCACATAGAAGCGCATGTTCTTCAGCAACCGCGGGTTGTCCGGTTCCTCCAGCAGCGCCTGCTCTCCGTATTCTCTTGCCGCCCGCAGATCCCCGATCCGGTAGCAGGCATACGCCATGGCGTCCCAGGGATAGGCACCCCAGGCTTTCTCCTCGTTGATGTAGCAGCCGGACTTCTCTGTGATGGCCGTTGCCCGCCGGCCGTAGTAGACCACGCCCTCCCAGTCCTCCGCCGCGTAGGCGGCCTCCTGCGCCTGTACCCAGGGCTCCCGCAGCTCCGGTGCCTCTGCGATGGCCCGCAGCGCCCAAACCATCCCGTTCCGCAGGTTTCCTTTGGCGAGGTAGCACCGGGACAGGAACCGCATGGAGGCGCACCGCTCCGGCTTCCAGGTGGCCCGTGGCATATCCAGATGCCGTTTGAGCTGCCGGATGGCGTCGTCCCACCGCCCCCGGAACATGTACTCCCGGCCCAGGTAGTGGGCGTTCCGGTCGTCTGTCGGGTCTTCTTGTACAGAGAGTTCCAGCAGGGGAAGATATTCCGCCCGGCTCTTTGTCGGGTCCGGGTGGTGCTCCAGCACGAGCCCCGGGTCTGACCGCACGTCCCACGCCTGCCTCCCGTCCGTGCGCTGCAGGACCTCATGGACTGGGTGGGTCCAGCGGAATACACCGGGGGCGTGGATTTTCTCCTGCAGGAACGTGGTGCCCGGCTGCCCCTTGGCGTCCCAGTTCCAGATATAGGTGTAGCGCAGCTGCTCCGTGCCATCTCTCCAGGCTTCCTCCAGCCGCGTTCTCCAGCCGGGCCGGAACACCTCGTCCAGGTCCGTGCAGACACACACGTCCGTGTCCTGCGGGATCAGGTCCATAGAGCGGTTGCGGGCCTCGTCAAAGCGCCAGGGCTTCATGATCTCCTGTTGCACGATTGCGCCCCGGTCCGCCAGCTTTTCCACGGTCCGGTCCGTGCTCCCGGTGTCCAGCACGCACACCCAGTCCGCCTCCCGCATGGAGTCCATCCAGCGGTCCACGAACTGCTCTTCGTTTTTGGCGATGGCGTACACGCAGATTTTCATGGTTGCCTCCTTGTGGAAAAGCGGACGAAGGCGTACCTCCGCCCGCTTCGGATCATGCTTTTCATGATTTTCGCCGCGACATGCGTGTGGCGAAAATTCCCTGACTTAGCCGCCCTGGGCGGCGTCCCCAGTCCGCAGACTGGGGGTGGGGTGGTTGGGAGGGGAGCCCGCTCCCCTCCCGGGACGTCAGTCCGGCAGGTCCTCGCCGGTGGAGATGCCGCCGATGGCGGCGAACCGCCAGTCGTTGAACGTGGCGTTCCAACGGGAACGGCCCCGCCACACGTTGGCGTCGGTGTTCTCGTCGATGGTGCTCCGCACCGCCAGCGGAATCCGGTCGTTCCACACAGCGCCGCCGTACTGCTCGTTGTACTTGCTGTCCAGCAGGATCCAGGGCGCGGTGCCGGCCGTGATGAACTTGTTCAGATAGGGCCAGCAGATCACGGTCCAGCGGCCGAACTGATAGTTGAAGGCATTGTTGCTGGTGGCCGGGTCCTTGTCGGCGCCGATGGCCGCGAACACGTCCTTCTTCAGGCTGGCCAGGTCGGGGATCAGAATGGTGTCCGGGGACACGTCCAGAATCTCTTCCGTGTCGCCGCAGAAAATCTGCATGGCCGTCTCCATCTGGCCCAGGGCATCCACGGAGAAGGCGTCCTTGAACAGGTTGCACTGGGCGGGGCCGGACACCTTGGCGGGGTGCGCCGCGGAGAACAGCGGCTGGCCGTCCGCCGTGGTGATGTCAAAGGTCTTGCCCTTGAACTGCGCCGTAGTGGCCGCCTTGATGGCGCCGCCGTACAGGGCCGCGCCGAACAGCTCCCGGGTCCGGTGATAGCTGGTCATAAAGGCCCCCGGTTGCTTGCGCAGGTCCATCAGCTTGGAGTCCTCGATCATCTCCTTGGAGATGGAGAAGGAATCCTTCCAGGTCTCATACACCAGCAGCTTCTGATAGCCCTCCTGCATGGAGTCCTCGGGATAGGCGCCGTTCTCACCCACGGGCTCAAAGCCCGCCATGGCGGTCATGCTGGTCAGCAGGTCGCCGTAGTTCTCGGATGTACCCATCAGGAACAGCCGCTCCACGACGCTCTCCTGCTCGAAGGCCTCGCCCCGCTTCTCCAGGAACATCCGGATGGGGGCCTGGCACTTGCCGTACACGCTGTCATTCAGGCCAGACCCCTCGGAAAATGTAAGTCTAATAGGCATTGTCTTGTTTCTCCTTTCTCGGCAGGTCGGTGATTAGCCACCGCCGCCCGCCGCGGGCTTCGGGTCCACGAATCGGCCGCGAACGATGCTGCCTGCCGTGGTGCCGTCCAGGCTGACCACCTCAAAGGTGCCGTCCCCGGCGCCCACCTGCGTGCCGCCGCTCTTGACCACCAGCCGACTGCCCGCCACGGTGCCCGCGGCCGCCGCCTGCAGGGTGGTCTCATAGATCACGTCCCGGCTCGTCCGGGACACGGGGATGGGGGTCCCCGCGGTCTCCACCTTTACCTCCGCGTTGCAGATGTAGGGGGGAGTGGTATCCAGGTCCGCCGCCACGGCCTCCAGATGGCCGGTGGTGGCGTCCAGGTTCAGGGCCTGCCCCACGTGGTAGGTGCCGGCCTCCGCCGGCAGATACTCCCAGGGGAGCACAGCCCCGTTGTCGCTTTTCCAGGGCTGAAACATGGTTTCCTCCTTTTCACGCTGCCCCGGTCTCCCGGGGCGCCGCTCATTTCTTGTGCTTGTTGTACCAGGCGGTGATCTCCGCCTCCGTGGCCGTCGGATTGAAGAGCTTGAATGCCCGCATCTCGTCCGGCGGCACCGTGGCCGCCCCGGTCCCCTGGAAGGTCCCGGTGCCGGTCAGGTGGTCCTTGCCTCTGGCGTTGTTCATGGCCTGCTGCCGGGCCGCTTCCGCCCGGGCCGCCTGCAGCCGGTCAAAGTTGGCCAGCCGGTAGGCGTCCAGGAAGCTGTTGCCCTTGCGCACCAGGTCGTAGAACGCCTTGGCGTCGGGCATGGACAGCAGGTCCTCCACCGTGTTGATGGCGGGGTCCAGCTTGTGGATTTCCGCGAGCTCCGCGTCCACCCGGGCCTTGGCCTCAGCCTGTCTGCGCTGCTCGTCCTCCGCCGCCCGCTGCTCCTGCTGTTTTTTCAGCGCCTGAATCGCCGGCGTCTGTTCCACCGCGGACCGCAGGGCCTCCGGTGTCAGCTTCCCGGCCTTCAGGTCCTTCTGCAGTCTGGCGGCTTCATAGTCCGCCTGCCAGGCGTCAAACTCCTCCAGGGTGGTGATGGGCTTGCCCGTGACGGTGTTTTTCATCCCCGCCCTGGCAAAGAAGGCCTCCATCTGCCCTTTGGTTCTGGCCCTCTCGTCCTCCACCGCCTTTTTCACGGCGGCGTCAATGGCGGCCTGCTGCTCTTCCCGCCGCCGGCGGGCTGCATTCTCCGCCCGCTGGGCAGCCGTTTGAGGCACCGCCTCATTACGGATGCCGCGTCCCCCTTGCGGGGGCTGCTCCTTGGTCTGCTGGGCGGGCTCTCCTTCCTGCCCGCCCTCTGCCTGGGACGCTCCGGAAGCGTCCCCGGCACCGCCGGCACCGCCCTGGGCCCCACCGTCTCCCTGATCCTGGGAGGGGTCCTGCTCCTGGGTCTGCGTCGGCTCTTGGGCTTCGCCCGTTCCGGGCTCCGTGCCCTGTGCCTGTCCTTCCTGCGCTCCCGGTTCGGCGGCTCCCGGTTCGTTCCCGCCTGCGGGCTGTTCCAGCCCAAACGCAGCGTACAGATCGCTCTCTTCAAATCCAGCCATATCGTCCTCACAAGCTCCGCATCCCTCGCTCCGCCGCTGGCGGCAGAGCTCACTCGCTGCGCTGCTCGTCCTCTTCCTCCGCAAACGCTTTGCTGGTTTGCGTCGGAGTGGGACGGGGACACGGATCGAGATTTTCCCGCGTTCTCATGCGTAATTTCCCCACCCGGGGGTATCATTGTCCCTCCGTTACTTCTTGCCGCTCCGGAGGTCGTTGCCCGTCTTCACCGTGCCCTTCTTGGACACAGTGGTCTGGATGGGGGCCTGTACCACCTGGGTCCCGGAGTTCTTGATCCGGCCCACGTAGCCGAAGCCGCCGCGCTTGCCGCCGTTCTTCATGCAGGTGCCGCCTCCTTTCCTCGTCGTCGCAAGCTCCGTATCCCTCGTCCTGCCGTATACGGCAGGCCTCGCTCACTTCGCTGCTTCTCCTCTCCCCACCGGACCCGCTTCGCACCCCAGGGGCACTTCCGCGCCCCTTTGGGGCTTGGGCGCTGGGCTCCGGCGGGGTCCCCGACGTTATTCGAGATTTTCCCGCGTTCTCATGCGTTCGTCCTCACGGACTCCATATCGCTCAATTCCCCGTGCACGGGGAATATCGCTCACTTCGTCGTTCGTCCTCTCCCCACCACGCGGGGCGTGGTGGGGGCCCTTTTACCTACCCGTCGGCGTCTGATTGCCTTGGTTGACTGTGGATGCGGCGTCCTGCCGCCCTCGCTGCTGGGCCTGCATGGCCAGTATCTGGAGCTGTATCTGCTGGGCCTGGGCGGCCTGCTGCTGTTCCCGCTGCAACCGCTCTTCCAGGTATTTCTTGGTGGACCCGGCCCCGGGGTAGTGCAGCTCCTCCATCTTGCTCCAAAACAGGATCAGCGTCTCCGTGCTGCTGGGATCGCCGAATGCCCCCGTCTGCAGGTTCATCCGGGTCTCCTGCCACATGGCCTCCCGGTTGGAAGCCAGCGGGGCGGAGGTGTCACAGCTGAACAGGAACTGGTCGTCCCAGTAGAACTGCCCATCCTCGTCCTGCTTCAAGAAGTCGTACCGGCTGATCTCCTCAAAGACCGTGTTCCCCTCGTTGTCCTTGTAGCTGATGGGCCGGGGCTCGTCCGAGTACGCCAGCCAGAACTTGAACATCAGCTCGAACAGTTGGGCGTATGCCGCCTGCTTCATGGTCCGCTTGCTCTCCAGGCGTCCCGCCGCCTGGGCGGCAGAAAACTCCTTGGCCTTTCCGCTGGTGGCCGTTGGGTCCGTCCGCCCCTGGAAGCTGTCCGTGATGCCCAAAATCTGCCGGCCCTCTTCATAGACCGAGGCCAGATACGTCAGCTCATACTGCAGGTCCCCGGAAAACTGGTACACGTCGATCATGGCCTTGTCCGCCGGGCTGTCCAGGAACCAGCGTTCTCCGTCCACCGGGTCTGTCCGCAGCGTCGCTTTGGCCGGCAGCGTGATCCGGGTCCCTGCCTTCGCCAGTCGGTCGATGATCTTCTTTTCCATGCGGTTGGTGGTGTTTTGCTGGTCCTCAATCACGTCCACGTCGCTGTTTCCCAGCAGCTGCCCATAGACACTCACACTCTTCTGCAGCACCACCGGGAACACGTCCGGCCGGTAGAAAGGGATCCGGGTGGGCCGCATGACCGACCGGCCGTCCTTGTCGATTTCCGGCTGCGCTCCGGGGATTGTCAGGCCGGAGCTGTTGGTGATGGGCAGGGTCACTTCTTCGTACTCCTGCTCCTTTGTGGAAAACTTCGTGCTCCCGCACCACGGGCATGGCCCGCCGTCGTACCGTTCTGCCTCAGCCTCCGGCGGCTCTGCTGCCACCTCCGCCGCCATGGCTTCCAGGCCTCCGCCGATACCGGCCGCCACCTCCTGCGCCAGCTGCAGGGCCAGGGCCCGGCCCGCGATCTGCTTCCTGGTCTCCGCCGCCACGGCGTCCTGCTCCGCTGTCTCCGCCACGGCCTGCCGGTTCTGGATGATCTGCCCGGGGAGGGGGCGTACCCGGCCGCAGTGGGCACAGACCGGCACCCGCCGCGCCTGGTAGTTCTCCAGGTCCTCCAGCTCGATGTCGTTGACCCACACATAGCGGTCGATCCCGCCCCGGTCGTTTTTGGCGTAGCCGATGTACATCGTCACAGCGTCGTCCGCCGTGTCTTCATCGCCGGTGCCCCGCACCTGGGGCTCCTGCTCGCCCTCGTTTTCCACATTCACGCCGTACCGGCGCCGGATGCTCTCCTTCGTGGTGGGCTGGCGGACGATGAACCAGTCCATGTCCTGGATGCCGGTGTAGATGCCGGGCTGCGGGGCGAACTGCTTCGGATGCAGCATCGCCACTTCCTCTTCGCCTACCGTGTCGTGGGTCCGCTTCCGGTTGTCCCAGGCCACCAGGAAGCCTACGCCGCCCTGGATGGGGACCGTCCGCTCCGCCTGGTCGTTGATGGTCTCGAAGGGCAGGCGGTCCAGCTCGCAGCGCAGCCAGTGCTCGATCTTGTCTGCCAGCCCCTCGTCCTCCTTCCGCCGCGGCGTCACTTTGGGGGAGGGGATGGACGAAGACACCTGGCTTTCGATGTTCTCGAAGATGATGTTCCGCACGTGCGGCGTGTTCTCCGGGCTCCCGTCCGCCTTCGTGTCGCCCTTCACCAGCGGCCGCAGCTTCCGGTCTCCGTTGTACAGGTGCTCCCGCCGGTCCATGCGCTCCATCTCCGGCTTCCAGGCTGCGTCGCTGTCCGCCAGCCGCTGCTGCCAAATATCCAGTTTTGCCGGCCTGACTGCCGCTTTTCTCGTTTTCATCGTGTTCTCCTATCTCCGCGGGGTACCCCAGAGTTTCAGCAGGAGCTCCCGCCCCTGGGGGTCCGCCCGGTTGAAGTCGTCCCACATAGCGTCCTCACAAACTTCGCTCCGCTCGGTCCCGCCGGTAGGCGAGACCTCGCAACGCTTCGTTGCTCGTCCTTTCCCCACCGCGCGGGGCGCGGCGGGGGCCCCACGGACATGTGGGCTCACCTCCTGGGGGTGCCCCATAGTTTCAGCAGAAGCTCCCGCCCCTGGGGGTCCGCCCGGTTGTAGTCGTCCCACATGTCCTTCGTCCACACGGCGGCTCCCGCCTCCGGTGTCCGTTTCACTTCCATGGTCTGCTGGGGCCGGACGTAGTGGGCGATGGCCAGCGCCATCACGCAGTCGTCATGGGCACCCGGCTCCGCCGCCGCCCGCTGCTTCTCGTCCCGCACGAACGTCAGCATCTCCAGCAGGGTGTCCTCGTCGTTGACGGTCTCCAGATGCTCCCGCATCACCCGGATCAGCTCCGAGATGATGACCGGCCGCGTCAGCCGGTCCGTCCGGAATCCGTATGCGTGGCGGATGGTCCCGTCGAAGGTGTCTTCGATCTCCCGGACGTACAGGTTCCGGTAGCCCATCAGGTCCAGCAGCTTCACCGGGTATGTGGAGAAGTTGGCCTCCGGTGCCAGCATGGCGTCGTTGTACCACTTGCCCAGGCAGTACATCTGCCGGGAGAAGGTGTCCTCGTCGTACTGGTGCCGCAGTACCGCCACCTGCTCTCCGGACACGTTGTCCAGGACCTGCCCCACAAACCAGTCGCTGCCGTCTCCCGCGGTGTCCGCGCCGATGAGGTAGGGCCGTCCCGGTACCGGCTTCCTGTACACCTTCACCGGTCCCTGGCTGTCGTCCTCCCACCGGATGTTCCCGATGTGGACGCCGTCCTCCGCCGCGTCGTAGGCGAAGGCGCCCCGCAGTTCCGGTTTCGGGATCCGCGTCAGGCGCTCACTGACCGCCTTTCCGTCGAACACGGTCTTGCCCGTCACGCCCCATTGGCCCAGGCAGTAGACCATGTAGTAATATTCGTCCTTGTCCCGAAACCCCTCCAGGGTCTTCACCGCCTCGTCCGTGAGAAAGCGGTTGTCCCTGTACGTGCTCTCATGCACGCAGGCCCGCGGGTCCGGCACATCGAAGAACCGCTTTTTCAGCCAGTGGGTGATGGAGATGGGGTTGAAGGACAGGATCATCTGCAGGTAGTAGGGGAAGACCGTCCGCAGGCGGATGTCTAACTGGTTGAAGTCGCCTTCCTCCAGCTCCGACGCCTCCTCGATCCAGATCCCGGTGATGTCGTAGATGGATTTCAGCTTTTCCACGTCGTCCAGGCCGGCGAACAGGATTTCGCTGCCATTGGGGAATCCGATCCACAGGTCTCCCTTGTTGACTTTTGCCCCGGCGTCCGGGTAATACTGGGCGATCTGGCCACGGAGCTGGGCAAAGCAGCTGTCCCGCAGCGTCCGCGCCACCTTCCGTGTTACCAGCCAGCGGTGTCCAGGCTCACTGGTGACGCGCTCCAGGACCTTCCGGCCGGCGAAGATGCTCTTTCCGCTGCCGCCGCCGCCTTTCAGCACCAGGTACCGGTGCTGGTCGAAAAACAGGGGAAGGAAGGCCTCGTTGTTGGTCTCCCGCAGGCCCTTCCACCACATGGCGGTGTTCAGGTACCGCTCAACCTTCTCCTGCCGGTCCATCTGTTGCCTCCCGCTCCTGGGTGAACTCCTGCACCATCTCCCGCAGCAGCGCCTCCCGCTCTTCCATGGGGATCGCCGCCGCTGTCACGGCCTTTCTGGCCCGCGGTCCCAGCTCCACTTCCTTGCGTTCGGTGTAGCCGTAGTTGTTCTGCAGGGAGAAGATCACGCCCTTCAGCTCCTTGCCGCTTCTGGTGAGCAGCGCGTCCTCCAGAAACGCCTCCATGGTCTCCCTGGCGTAGGACGTCACCTCCTGCAGCTCCGGATGCTTCTCCGGATCGCAGTAATCCGCCCATGTTGACCTGTGGATACCCAGGTGCCGGCAGAGACCGCCCACCGTCGGCGGGACCACGAACTCCCGGACCTTCACCGGGTCCCCGGCGTCGTTGGTCACATCCCGCAGTTCAAACACCCAGTGGCCCCAGCCATCCTTCTGCCCGGTGTTGACCTGTTCCCGCAGTGTGACGGTCCGGCTGTGGTAGCGGAAATAAGCCTCCACAGCCTTCCGCAGCGTCCGCGGCGTGTACTTCCTGGGCCTTCCTCGCTCTGGCATCTTGGCCGCCCCCTTTCGGCCCTGGTCTCTATAACCAGTCTAACAGGGTGTCCATGCGTCGAACCGTCTATTTTCGCAAAATAAAAAAACGCCTGGACCCGTTGCCGCACAACAGATTCAGACGTTTGAATTTCCATTTTCAAAAAACAAAATTCTGTAAAGTATTTTCACTTACCATAGTGGTTGTAAAAAGCCTACTTCCCACGTGTGCGCACGTGCGCGTGCGGGCCCCCGCGTGCGCGGTGTCGTGTCGAAAAAATGCATGACAGTCAGGCCCAGGCATATTGCCGGACCTCCACCGCCTATTCGGATTTCATTTTGTGCCAGGCGGCCGTCGTCCTCGCAAAGTCCGCTTAGCTCCGTTTCCTCCTGTGGAGAAAACTCCGCCCGCTTCCTTGCACCCCAAGGGCACTTCCGCGCCCCTGTTCGGTGCTTGGGCGCTCGTCCTCTTCCCGCCGGACCCGCTCCGCTGGCCTCCGGCGGGAGCCCTTCTGCGGCCCTCCGGCAGGATGTACCGGATGTACTGGGAGAGACCGGGGTAGTACGCCTCCCGAAACAGCAGCACGCCGCCCTTCGGTACCCGAACTTCTGCCTCGCTCATGGCGATTCGGTCCTTCGGCTGCACCCGGACCAGGTTCCGGCTGGAGATATACTTCTTCTGATCCGGCACCCGCCGCACCTGGCGGATCAGGTAAGAGGCCAGGGGCGTGTAGTCCATCTGCGGGGAGAGCGGCTTCCAGTCCACGCCCCCCAGCCCCGCCCATTTCTCAATAAAGGCGTCCCGCACCGTCCGGTCCACCACCAGATGATGATGCACCCGTACCGTCTCCCCGGTGTCTCCGTCCATGTCGGAGGTGACGGCCACATATCGCAGCGGGAGCCCCAGCTTGTCCAGTTCCCGCTTCACCCGGCGGATCATCAGCTGCAGCTCGTGCTCCGCAGCCGCCCGCATGACGTCCAGTCGCTCTTCCTCGCTCCCCATGGGCAGGCCCTTCCGGAGGGCCCAGGCCTCCAGCCGCGCCAGCCCCTCGTCCGAATAGTCCAGCCCCACCAGCAGGTCTCCCTCTGTGAAGTTCGCGTTGAGCAGGCGGGCCAGCGCCTTCTCCGCGCTGTACTCGTTCTGCGCCTGCTTCCGGGCGGCGTCCCGCAGACGGCGCTGTGATCTCGTGGGGCGGGCACCGGGGACGAAAAATTTCGTTTTTTCTCCCACGTTGCCCGCCTCATACGTCCGGACGATCCAGTAACCTTCCATTGGGACGCTCTCCCTTCTGCGTTTATCTGCTTTATTGTTGAAAACTTAGGCCCTTACCGAGCCCACATTCGCGCGCACGCGCGCGAATGGTAATAAGTATATGTATTGTTCGTAAAGGCCCCGCCCGGCTCATGCACCCGCGGCAGGACATATCATCGTTCCAAGCTTGCCCCCCCTCGGGCCCGCCAGGCAGGGTCCGAGGGGGTGGTCTTGCTCCTTGGCCTTCGGAGCGTTCGGCCTCATGGCCGCCGCAAAGCGGCGCCGCTACCTCGCAGGATAGCAAGAGGCCCATTTTCTCGTGCCCGCAGGGGGCAAAGTCTTGCCGCATGGAGGGCGCGACCCTCCGGCCCTGATACGTGGGCTGATGCGCTCGTGCGGCATATAGTCCCGGCTCACCAGAATCGCACTGGAGCACCCGCTGGCGCGGGCGTGACCCTTACCGGGATGTGGTCATAGATAAGGGGAGGACGCAGGCGCCCGGAGTGGGCCCCGGCCGCCTGCATATCAAATCTTCTGCGGGAACGCCTCGTAGTATCTCCGCACGGCGCGTTCCAGTACGGACGGGGAGAGGTGGTGCCGCAGGCAGACTGCCTGTGCGCCCGCGTCCGTTGTCACGAACTCGAACAGGGCTTGGTAGTATTCGCCCCCGGCCTCCAGGCACAGGTTCAGGATCTTCCGCTGTGCCCGCTCCGGCAGCTCCCGGTAAAGCAGGGAAGTGAAGTATATGTATCCCTGCCGCTCATAGCTCACCGGGATGGATTTCTTGTATCGGAACACCTGCGGCACCCCCTCTCGTCTATTTTTTCTGCCTTTTCCGCACGATCTGGTTTCGCTCATACTCCGTTGTGCTTGCCATCAGCTGGCCGTAGGAGATCCCGCGGCGCATGGCCTCCGCCGCCAGAGACACCAGACGCTGATATTCCCTGGAGCGCTGCTTCACGTGCCCGCCTCACTCTCTCCTTGGACCGGGCCCGCCTCGCCGTTGCCGCCTTCTCCAGGTGGGCGCCGTACCGCCGCCCCATCTCCATCAGCAGCCGCTGCTCGATCTCCAGCAGTTCTTCCTTCGTCTGCACCTTTCGACCTCTCTTTCTCGATCCGCTCTTCCAGGCGCTGCAGCTTTTTGCGCAGAAAGCCATCCCACATAGGGTATAGCAGCTTCATCTGGTCCAGGACGATCTGCACGTCCGCGATCTCTTCCGCCACATCCTCCATGAGAAGCCACTGGCCCGGTTCATGGAACTTCCGCGCCCTTTGCAGCTTCAAGAGCGCTTTGGAGAGCTCCGCCATCTCCCTCCAGCATCATGTCCACCTGGGCGCGCTCTCCGTAGTGCTCCAGCGCATCCAGCAGGACCGCCCCGCCGGCCTCTTCCATGGCCGGGGCCTCAACAGCGATCTGGATGCACGCTCTCAAAGTCTCCATATTTGACCGGAATACAAGACATGAGTTGAGGTCCCTCAGTTCCCGTGCCTTCTCCAAACACTGTCTCACTTCCCGGTATTTCTCCAGAAGTGGACGCGCTACATCAGCCCTTCGAATCAGATATTCCATGCTTATCCACCCTCCTTTGAAAATGCCGGCACGCCTTCCGGGACTGGCTGGGCGTGAATTTCCCACGCTTCCGGTCCTCCTGTCCCCAGTGGTTCCTGATATATTCCCGGACGGCGCAGTCTCCCCGCCCCGTCCCAGTGATCCGCTGGAAGTGGGCGCAGTTCCCACAGCACTCACTCTCCAGAGGCGGCCGCCTGGCAATGCGGACCAGGCCGTCCCGGTCCGCCTCCATCAGCGCCCGGAGCCGGTCCAGATCATAGTCCGGCCCCAAAATGTCCTTGATCTCCTGCAGCCGCCCCAGCTCTGCCCGCAGTTTCTCGTTTTCGGCTTCGAGCGCCTCCAGCGCCCTCTCTGCCTCCATCAGCTCCTCTGCGCTTGGCAGGACCCGGAGATTTGCGCAGATTCTCTCAATATCCACTATTTTTGCCCTCCTTCGTCGGCGATCCCAGCCATCGGACCACACAGGCCAGCAGGCGCTCGTCCGTGCAGACCAGGTCCTTCTCCATGTCCTCTCCGGTGCAGCCGCCTTTCCTGTCGCACCACAGCAGGGAGAGGTCCTCGCCGCCGCTGTATGCCTTCACGATCACCGCCGCCAACTCCTCGTCGCTCATGGCCCGGATTTTACCCCCATTGGTGATGGTTGATGTCTCTCCCGGGCCACCAGCCAGCTTGCGGAGACAGTCGATGGAGCCGAGCTCCTTGTAGACATTAAGCTCATGCGGCGCACAGGCGATTTCTGCCATATCCACGGCAGAAAAGATTTCCTCCGGCTCCAGCCCCGTGTCCTCGTAGGCTGCGAGGCGCTTTGCTGCTTCACCGCTTGGCCCATGATATGACCAGCAACCATATTCCTCGTTCCAGTAAGTCAACCGTTCCATGGTCACCCCTCCCCAGGGCCGAGGGACAACCGGCCTCTCTGGTATAGCTGATATAGCGTTTGACCGCTACTGTCAGTCAGATAGGGCAGAAATACCTCTTCCATTTGCACTTGCCCGGCTTCAATAATCGCCATCTGCGCCATGACCCAGTCCCGGACGTTGCGCCACGCGGTGCGCTCGGCTTGACCTGGCTTGGCTTTCACCTTCTGCTGGGTAAATACTGTCCGTACCCCGTCAATATTGGCAGGGAGGCAGAAGCCACGAGGCCCGGCCGGAGTTTCGATGGCAAACATGATGCCGGTGGGCTGGCCGGCGGCATTATAGTCCACCATGACCTTTCTGGCGCCATGGCCGGCGAGCGCCCCTTGAATTTCTCCTAAACTCTTATAGACCTCTACCTCGGTCGTGTAGTTCTTAATCGCCATGACGCTCATCCTCTCCCTCCGACGGGCGGCGGTAGGCGAGCCACGTCTTGCCGTAATAATGGCATGAATAGTCGCCTCTCAGCATAAGCACCTGATCGTCCTCCGCTTGGTATACCCCATCGACGATACCCCATCTGCCATATTCCAGAGCATCAGGATTTGCAATCCACACCGGCTCCCCATCCATCTCCCGCAACTGCTCAATGGTCAGCGGCTCGTTCGGCGGGGACAGGGCGGAGATTGCCATGTCTAGGGCATCGGCATATCGACCATGCTGGGATGCCCTAAGACTGCTGGAATCAACTCTGTCTTTTGCCGCCCAATCAGCGGACTTTTCAGCGGCTTCGAGCTTCCGGGCTAAATCCCGTTTCTCTTGCAGGATGGTCACAGCCTCTTTCCTGTCCATCCTCACCCCTCCTTTCCCGGCGGCGGCGGAAGGGGCATCCAATACAGGATGTCCAATGCCATAAGCAATTCGGAGCAATTAACGTTGTATCGCTGCCATTGCCCACGCTTGTTGATGTAAAACTCTCCTACAAACCCGCAGTCCGTAGCAAGTACTCGCTCCCCAGGCTCCGGCAACCTCTCCTCCACGCTCACCCACCCGTTCGGCGGGGTGAGGGCGGCGGACTCATAGGTCTTTACAAAGATGCCCGGTTTGCACGGGTAGAACTCTCCATTTACGCCCTTGATGATGTAGTCACCCGGGCTTGCGTGGTGTTCGCCCTCAAGGGTGCGGATGACAACCCCCTCTTTCGGCTTGATCTCCAATACTTCCGGGTCGATAAACTCACACATTTCTGCATGATTTTCTCCGGTCCACTGGACAGCTTCAATTACGACTGGCTTCTTTCTATATTTCACCGTCCATCGCCCCCTTTTCTCCGAAATTGTTCCGCCGCCGGACATGTGGCAAAATGGCTCACATGCCCCACGCCGTCAGGCTCAAATGCGGCCAGTCCGCCGATGTCCGCAGACAGCACCGTCCCGTTCCCGGTTACGATCTTACCCGCCGCGCCCTCCCGGGCCTTGTACAGCACCGGCTGCGCATCGCAGGGCATGGATTTCCCGGCCGCCGTTCTGATCCACACAATGGGCGCCCCGCAGCCCCTGCACGTTGACTTCTTCATGTTGCCTCCCGCATTGCTGCATCCGCATTTCAAGCATAGGAACACATCGCTTTTACTGTCCCAGAAAATCTCTGTTGAACCGCATTTATCGCAGATGCCCGGCCGCCCCTTCGGCCCTGTTGGCCCCTGGTGCCTCCGCATGGCCTGGAACTCGTCCAGAACCACGGGGCATCTGGTCAGCGTGCAGAATCCCTGCTCACCGGCATAGCCGCAAGCAATGTTGAGGGAACCGCAAAAACGGAGATGTTCCATTTATGTGATGCCTCCCATATCCGGCCGCGGCAGCGGCTGGTAATGTGTCCCGAACCGTGGCAGCTCTGGTGCTGCCCAAACACACCACAGTACGTCCATCAGCGGTGCGCCTCTGCCTCTGGTTTTGAATAGAAAGTCCGGCCGCCATGTCAGGGGAAGCACCCACGCCGGCGGATCTTCCTGAAACAATTCCAGCCGCTTTCTTGCGTGCCAAAACTGGCTTTTCAGCAGCAGGGCGAACGGCTTCCCAATGTACTGGCACCTTCGGATAAACCCTTCTGATAGGGAGAACGGCGGGTTGGTGATGATCCAGTCGCAGGAAACAGGGGATACCGTCAGAAAGTCCTGGCCCATGGAAATGTCTGTTCCGGTCACCTGATACCCCCAGACTTCCATCTCATGCACCATATCTCCGTTCCCGCAGGCCGGCTCCCAAATCCTGGTATTGCCTGGCAGTCGAAGAAAATCCAGCAGTGCGTATGTAACCTCTGGCGGCGTCGGATATAGGTCTCCTTTTGCGCGTCCATAGGCGCTGTTTCCACCGGAAATCCGGCTGGCCTCTGTTCCATTCATGGTCTACACCTCCCGCACATCAATACCCAGCCGCTCGCGCATCAGCTTCCGCTTGATGGCGTATACCCTGGTTTTGGTGGCTTCGCTCTTTACATCCTCTACCACACGCAGCCAGTGGACCTCTCCGCAGCAGTCCGGCTCCGTGGCCCGCTCGTAGGAAAAGTCTGCCCTGTACCGGATAGCCCGGACCCGCACGCCCTCCAGGGTGGTGTATGCCTCCTGCAGGGTGTACTCCGGCTGGAGCTTCAAGTCCCGAATCTTCTCGGCCGCCAGCAGCAGCGCCAGCTCGTCATACCGCCGCGCCTCCTTCTGGCTGTCAAATTCCAGAATATTTCCCGCCGCCGTGATCCGGGCGGCCTTCCGGTTGTGGTACTTGGATGCCGCCCGCCGCGGCATCTCTTCTTCATCGTCCGGCAGGGCAGGGGAGGGGGGCCGGTTCCTGCCGTTGTTCCTCCGCTGCCGCGCCATGATCTGGTTCGCCACCTGGGCCTGCGCCCACGGCGGAAGGTCCTCGATTCTCATACACGCACCTTATTTCGTTTTCAATTTAGTGGTCGTCAAACATGGAAATTTGTTTTTGCTCCAGTTCGGCCCTTTTTCCCGCCTCTTTTTCTGCCTCTGCCTCCAGCTCAGCCTTTCGTTTGGCTTGCAGATCCGCCCACCGTTTTGCCGTCGGTGTCCCGTCGATGTGTTCCAGCGCCTCCCAGGTATCCGGGTCAAAATTAGCCGGAGCATGGCCCTCTACGGTATTTTTTAGAATCAGGTCCTTCCACCGTTCACTCACTCGATAGCGATCACAGGTGAAAAGCGCGTGGACAGAGTAGTAATCCCCGATTCCACTCCACCCCAGGAATACCCGCCGCTTGTTCACCGGCCCGCTGGGTGCTGTACAAAATCCGGGATGAAAACTGTTTGTGAAAGTGCAGTATTCGCAAATTCCAAACATCGGGTTAGGCTTGAAGTCCAGACACTCGCCTTGGACCTTATCACATTGTGCAATCCCGATGATCCTGCACGGCGATTGCTTTGCCCAAAAGTGAATAAACAGTTTATCATCCGGGATTTCTTTATTTTCCGCTCCCGTCTGCCCATGACCGCAGTAGCGGCAACGGGTCGTAAACACATCATCCGGTATTTTCACACCACCACTTCCTTTCGCGCCACAATCTGCTCCGAGCGCGGCCATGGCGGCAGCTTCTCCCGCTTCCGCCAGGCGAGAACGCTATTGACATCACATCCCATGGCGGCCGCGATCTTTGAATCGCTCCACTTCTGGTCGTAAAGCATTTTAGCCTTCTCCCAGTCGTACCGGGTCCGCCGGCGGCTTGGGTTGATAGCGATGGCGGGCCCTTTCGGCTTCGCACGCTTTGCGGCCTCCGGTGGCTGCTCCGGCTCAAAATGCCTGCACCGCTCCGGCGGGACGGCCCGCCTTGTATGGTCTGTGATCCCCGCATAGTCGCAGGCATACTCCGAAAACTTCGCCGCCCGGTAGATGCACTCCGGGCATCTGATTCGTTTTCCTGCCACGTCAATTCCTCTTTCAGAAAATTCTTGTATTGACCATATCACTGTCCAAAAGTTTCCAGCGGAACGCCTTATCATCGGGTAGCAGGCACCCCTCGTCCTCCAGTTGGAGCCGCCAGTCGTAGTCATGGACCGTTCGTCCATCAGGCTTGAACGACACCGGGCTGTCTGCGTCCCATTTCATCAGCAGTGCCCATAGCTCCGGGTAATCCTTCCGCAGTGCCCGAAGCTGGGCCACTCCCTGGTTATGGCACATCCAGCAGCCATCCCGGCAGCTCGTCTCATAAGAAGGGGACAGGATGCCGTTATACTTGCAGTACAGGCCGCACAGCTCCTCCTCGATTCCGAACTCCACTAGTGGAGCGCGTTTTCGTTCATTCAACTGCCCGAACCGCTTCGGCTCGTCTGCTGCAATTCCCAGGTATTCCACGATATTTTTACCGCCCCTCGCGGTGGGGCCTTCCAAAAACCTTGTCTTGAGATGCTGGCACCACGTCCCCTTATTTGTAAAGCTGACCGGGAATCCCCTGATGCTATCCACCCTGAACCAGGGCTTGTGTATGAAGACTCGACTGCCCGGTTTCTTGCGCTCCGTTTGAGGTCTGACTGGCACCACGGCCCCCATAGTGTCGGGAAGCCCAGGATTTTTCCTTGTTTCCAGTCCCCCCCCCCGGCATTTTTGCGCTTCGGGACATGATAGAACAGCTTCTCGTATGTCATTTTCTCGCCGTTCCGCATAGCGCACAGGTGCTCCACCTCGATGTGGTACTTCCTCCAGATGAACTCGTCCGCCTGTTCTTTGAAGGCCACCATCTTCGGGTGCTCACCTCGTATGGTATCCGTGGCCCATATATCTGTTGTCGTAACTCGGTCAAGCGGAAGCCCACGTGATACGATGACATCCAGCATTTTCAGGCTGTCCTTTCCGTGACTGATACGGGCAATGTATTGGAATCGTTGTCCTTCGATGTGCAAGGCCCTATCCATTTCAAACTCCAATCAAATCCCCCAGCCTGGACAGCGGGCAGTCCTCGCAAATATCCAGCAGTTCATCCTGGGTCTTCCCGCTGGCGGCGCTGGTATATCTGCAGTAGCCGTCGCACAGTGTCTCGAACAGTTCTTCCGCCTGGTGCTCAATGGGCCCCAGCTTGTCCACCAGCTCCTGCTTCTTTGCCATGGAGAACCACCCATGCCGCTCGCTCTTCCTTGTCAGGAAGTCCTGCTCCACCTGCTTTCCCAGCCACCACTTGATCCGGTCCACATTTTTGTGCGGGCAGCCGTCACAGTTTTCCAGGGCGCAGCCAGCACAGAAGGCCCGCTCAAATGCCGTGTCCCACAGCGCGTCCGTGGTCGGGATGCTGGCCAGCACAGCGGCCAGGGCATCCAGGGATTCCGTGATCCTTTCAAATCTGGTCCCCATGCTTAGTCCTCCGGCGTCAGGACGGGTTCGTCCTGATCCGCGTTGAACAGATTCAGGTTCACCACGGGATCGTCGGCCTCCACCTGATTCTCCCAGTCCATCCCTGCTATGTAGAGGATCTTTTCCTCGTTCTCCCGGGAGAACCGCCCCGGCGCCAGAAATACCATCTCGTCTCCCCATAAGAACATAGCCATGTTGCCATGCGGCGTAATCCGGCACTCCGGCGATACTTCCTTGAAGTCGATCAGCTTCAGCAGCTCCGTGTCGAAGGCATAGACCGCGCCGGTTGTCGTCTGGTACAACTGCCAGCGGTCCCGGAAAATCACGGGGATCTTCACCATGACGGACGATCCGTCCCGCAGCTCTTCAAGCTGGCTCTCCCGTATGTCGGCCACATCTTCCAGCATGGTCTGATTCGGCTGGTTCTTCTGGACGCTCACCGGCTCCATCGGCATATACCCCACGTCCTTGACGATCTGGACAGCCGCCTCTTTCGGCAGGTCCTCCGTCAGGCAGCGCACCGCCCAGGTGGCACCGTTCAGGATGATCTCGTTCCGCCGCCAGGACCTGGCGACGGTCTCCACCTGCCGCCGGACTGGGATCACGGGATATCCGCCGCCCTTGTAGGCGGCCGAAAGCACCTTGCAAAGTCCCTTTTCATGAATCATGTCGTCCTCCTGCTTTTACGCTTCTGCTCCGGCGCCGGCCCCAGGTCGGAGACCTCGCAGTCTCTGGCGATCTCCGTCCACCGGTCTCCCCATTCACGCGCCGCCGCCGATATGGCCCGCAGCCGGTCCACCGCCCGCACCTGTACGGCGGGGCGCTCCGGATGCTTTACCTCAAACAAATGCTCGTCCTTCATACTTTGCCCTCCTCCGGTACGATCAGCACCACCGGCTGGAGATCCTGATCCACCTCTGGGGCGCACACTGTACCGGGCCTCCGCTGTCCCGACCAGCGGCCCCTGTACACCACATCCCAGTCCATGGTCAAAGCGCCCCCTTCGTGGTTTCCGCCTTCGGCGTCTCCAGCACGGCCACAACCGGCAGCCGCCCCGGGTCTTCAGGCTCTACCTCAGCCGGCGCGGTCGTCACTGCCAGCACCCCGCACAGGATCAGGACGGACACAAGGGCAATCACCCCGGCCAGAAGATTCCGGCGCACCCTCCGCCGCCGCGCCCGCAGCCGCTCCATTCTGGTGGGCTGGCGATGAATCTGGATAGTCAAAAAAGTCTGTTCCATCTCACACTTCCTCCTGTTTTTCCACCCGCTGCTTGCGGGTGGCCGGCATCGCGATCACCGTGGCCAGCACCGCAAGCACCGAAACCGGTGACAGTCCGACCATTGCGGCGTATTCCCGGATCAGGACAGCGATCCCGTTCAGGGCCGCCGGTGCGCTGGTCGCCTCAATGCGCGGAAGGAACGCCGCGCTTCCACGTTCCTTTTTCACGGAAATGTTCACAGTTTCTCCCAAAGCCTCCCGGAACGCCGCCGCGTCTGCCTCCGCCGCCATGTCTCGCTCATGCTTCGCTTCCATGCAGTTCCTCCTTGTTCCGCCGCCAGTGGCCGCGGTTTCTAAGCCTCCGCTGATACTCTGCCTGCCCCCGCACCGGGTCGTAGGCCGGCCGGCTCAGCTCGTTCAGCTCCCCGGTGTATCCGCGCTTCAATTCCTTGTACACGGTATCCGGACAAACACCCAGTTTTACAGCGATCACGGCAGCCCGCTCTCCGGCCGCCCACATTTCCGCAAGGACCTTTCGGTCCTCCATGGTCAGGGTTTTCCTCTGTGCCGTAGCCTCCATTTCGTTCACCTCGTTCCGCCTCCGGCTAAAAAATATGCAGAAGAAAGTCGTCTGACTTCTTCTGCACTTAATGTACTATCTTGCCGGTGAAAAGTCAATAGCTAAGTGCGAAAAAATCAGAAAAATTTTTATTCACAGTTTCTGAATATCTATCGACAGGGCCCTTGCGTGTTCCGCAAAGGCCCTGTTTGCGCTCTTCCACCCCAGCTTCTCCCGCGGGTAGTTGTTCATCCAGGCCTCGATCTCTTTCACCTTCTGCCGGGTCAGGTTCGAGAAGTCCGTTCCTTTCGGCAGGAAGCGCCGGATAATCCGGTTGGCGTTCTCGTTGCTGCCGCGCTCGTAGGCAGAGTACGGGTGGCAGTAGTAGACATGGGTGCGGGCGCCGCTTCTCCGGCAGGAGGATTCCATGCCGGCGCAGTCCGCGAACTCCACACCGTTGTCGATGGTGATAGACCGGAACATCTCCCGAAACGCGGCGGAGCCCAGCTTCCGCTCCATCCGGTTCAGCGCGGCCACCACGCTGGCGCTGGTTCCGTCCTTCATCAGCTCGATGATCTCCCAGCGGGTCAGTCGCTCTGTCAGAACAAGCAGCCGCTTCTTGGACCGCCTGGCGGAGACCACAGTGTCCATCTCCCAATGCCCGAACGTCTTCCGGCTGTTGATCTCTTCGGAGCGATCCTCGATCCCGTCCCCTTTCGGCAGCCGAGCCTCCTGCACCTTCCTGTATGGATGCTTCTTTTTCTTCCCCGTGGGCAGGCTTTTGTTGGTGATGGTGGCGAACACGCCCTTGTCGATGTAGCTGTAAAGCGTCCATTCGCTGATCTCCACAGAGAAGATCCGGCCTTCTTCCTTGATCTTGGCTAGTGCCGCCGCCGGGGAATAGTGCTCCTTCCCGATCTTCTCTTCCAGATAGGAGGCCAGGGCATGGTCATTTCCGATTTTCAAGTCCGGCCCCTTGGCCTGCAGGTTCTCCCGGTATTTCCGCTCCGCGGTCTCCGGGCAGTATTTTTGCACATACTCCCACTCACTGGTCATTTGCCACGTCTGCCCCCGCTTGATCTCCCGGTAGATGGTGGAGGTGTGCACGTGGAGCGCATCGGCGATCTCCTTCGGCTTGCGCCGTTCATCCAGCATCCGCCTGATTTTCAGCCGGTTTTTCCAGGTCAAGTGACTATACTGCCGCTCCATAGCACGTCCGCCTCCTTGTCAGTTTAATTTAATAATCCATAAAAAGCCGGAATTTGTCAATCCCTTCCAAGTCATAAAAAAACGCTCCCATAGGCTTATAGCCTATGGGAGAAATTTTTTCGTTCAGATCATATCGCCACACAAAAGCCAGTCAGCGGAGACGCCCAACACACTGGACAGCGCCCAAAGCTCATAATCCTGCACCATCCGGTCCCCGAGCTCGATCCGGCTGATGGCGTCCTGCTCCAGGACCACACCTTCGGTCTGAACCTTCGCCGCCAGCGCCGCTTGAGAGAGGCGCATGGACAGCCGCTTCATGCGTACCCGCTCGCCTGAGATATTCCGCCGCCCTTCATAATCGTTTGCCTTCACGCCGTTCCCTCACTTTTATGGGAATCTTCTGTATCTCAGTTGACTTTACCATTATTTGGCGATATAGTCATGGTAATATCCCATAAAACGGCAGAAAAAGACGGGAGGAGGTATAGCAAATACACTTGTAGTTACATATATCCTTTTCATCGCAAAAAACATTAGGAGTTGTGAAATTATGAAAAAGAGAATATTTGCGCTAGTATCGTGCATCACTTTACTTTTCAGTCTGTTTGCACCGCAAGCATTTGCATCTAATTCACGGGATACTTCTTTTGAGGAGTCTCTTGCAGCGGACTTAAAAACACTCGGCCTTTTCAAAGGCTATACGGATACAGATTTTGGCTTAAACGAAAAGCCGACCCGAGTGCAAGCGCTAGTCCTCCTCGTAAGATTCCTTGGAAAAGAAAAAGAAGCGACTTCTCGTGTTTGGGAGCACCCATTTACGGATGTTCCATCATGGGCAAGTAATTATGTTGGATACGCTTACGAAGCTGGTCTGACAAACGGGATTTCTACCACTCATTTTGGGTCTGGTGATGCAACAGCTTCAATGTATCTATCTTTTATCTTGCGCGCACTTGGGTATTCTGATAAAAACGGGGCAGACTTTTCAGCCAAAAACCCATTTTCACTTGCCGCATCCATCGGCATACTTCCGGATTGCGTTGACACGGACATCTTTTTGCGGGCGGACGTGGTCTCTATTTCCTATGCCGCACTGGGCACAAAAATGAAAAACTCCACTATGACGCTGTCGGATTCTCTGATTTCTTCCGGCGTTTTTTCAAGGGAGTTATTTAATTCCTGTTATAAGCCCTATGCATTCTCAGCCAGCAACCCGACTCATGAGACTTCTGAAATTGAGTGGACCTCCGATGAACGGCAAATGTTAGCATATACTTATTTACGGGCTTGGATCGACAGCAACTATAACGATTCTCTGAATGGGAACCATTCATATCAGGAAACTACATACAGCAGTTCCGGCAGTGAAAAATTTGCGGTCATTTTTGATAGAACATACGATGTGATTACTGTGTATATGAAAAAAGAATATCAGGGCACCGTAAGTTATTCTTACACAAGTCTCACATCAGACGGCGATCTCTTCCTCAATATGTTTTCGTATTATGATTCCCCATACTCCTATACACCCGTTTTCAGTGGGACCTCCGAAATAGATCCTTCTACATTTGGTGAATATAGTACATACCACTTCTCGGAGTCTGAAGGCGACGTATTTCTTTTGTCTAGCTATGAAGAACTATCAAAATTAATGACACTTTCTGCACTTGGGTTTGCAGATTATGTGTTTGAAAACTATGTTTATGGAGACTACTCCCTGACAGACTTCGGATTCTCTCTGTAACTTGAACAACCGCAGGATTAATTAGCCCCCGGGGAATGATCCCCGGGGGCTCTCTTCATCAGTCCTCGTCCTCTTCGTGCATCCGATCATAGACCTCCCGGCTCACCCGCTTGTCGAAGGGGTTCTTGTTCCATTTCCAGGACTTGTTCTGGAGCTGCCACAGGACGGCCCGCTCCCGATTGCTCAGGCCCGGCACATTCCGGATCGCCTCTTCGGCCAGGTCCTGCGTGACGCTGTTTCCGTTGCCCTTCAGCCGGTCGATCTCGTCGGAGACCGCGTTCCGGCTTCTGTTTGAGATCCCGTATTCGTCCGCCACTAACACCTTCTGACTGACCTCTGCGGGGATCATCTGCCAGTAGCGCAGGGCCTCCTTGACGGTCTCCGCCTGATCCTCCGTGTAGTTCTGCCGGTCCACCCAGCTGGCAAACTCCGCGGCTTTCTCCGAGGCCGACAGTCTGTCGGCCTCCGGCACGTCCTCGTCGCTGTTCAGGAATTGGTACTGGTCGTATGCCTCCATGATCTCTTCCCAGGAGAGTCCGGTGTCCATCATCGCCCGGAAGTGGTCCGGCGTGCTGCTGTCCGCGTCGCTCAGTCCGCGGTACAGAGCCAGCTTCTGCTCGTCTGTCAGGTCTGCCTCCGTGATGGCGTCCCGCTTGGCAACGCCTCTCCCGTAAGAATTCAGGTCCTCGTCGTTCTCTGCGGCCCGCCACCCCTGGATCGCCTGATAGACGGTCTGCGGGTCCGCGCCCATGTCCACGATCTGCTCATAGGCCTTTGTCTGGTTCGCGGAGAGACCCGTCTGCCCGGAGGCGTAGAAGTCTCGGCTTTCGTCCAGGGCAGACCGCCCGAACAGGATTCCCCGCACAATGCTCCAGAAATCCTGCTCTACCGGGAACTGCAGCCGCCGGTTTTCTCCGCTGCCCCTGTAGTATCCGCCGCGGAGCAGTGCTTCCCCGCCTTGGATGGACTTTTCGATTTGCCGGCCTCCCGGCAGAACATCTCCGGCGAGGCCCGCCAGCTGCCGCGCCACCTCCCAGGAGAACAGGCCGTCCTCCGCAATGGTCCCCGGCAGGTCCGCCAGGTTGCTCAAATCCGGCATGGGCAGCGTCCGGTCGCCCATACCCGCCAATGCCGCCACGTTGCTTGCGAACGGAATCTCATTGAGCCCGTTCCACACAAAGTCATCAAAGGCGGCAGCGGCGTCGAATTCGTTCAGCTCCGGGTCCGTGTCGAACAGCCGCTCTCCGGTCAGCCGCTCCCAGCCGTTGTCCACCAGGGTCTCCAGCAGGTCCATCTGCGTCAGCCCCAGGCCGCCGGCAAAAAGGTTTCCCGCAAGGCCCAGAACGTCGAACGGCGCCGGCGTCCCGCCGTACAGCTCCTCGTCGATCCGGTTCAGCAGGAAAGCCCCCAGTATGATCTTTACCAGGACAGCCGCCAGAGACCCGGCCGCTGCCCGTTTCCCCTTTGCCCGGGCCATTTCCCGGAAGTCCCGGTTCCCCAGGTCCTGAATGACGTGCTCCCAGTTGTTCATGGCCTCCAGCTGGAACATGTGCACCATCTGGTTGAGAAAGTCCTTGGACCGGAACGCCAGAGGCACGCTGCCCTTGGCCCGGCTGGCCATGACCTCCCGGCCGAACCGGTCCGCAAGGCGCATGGCCTCCGCCGCGCTCTTCCCGGCCCGGACCTCCTTCAAATACCGGCTCCGCACCGCCAGGGTGGATACGATGCCGTCCACGATTTCCAGCGGCTTGAAGGCTCCGGTGATCGCCCGGTCCTTCCAGCTCGTCACGATGTAGTCGATGCCCTTTTTCTCCGTCAGGAAGTCGCTGCCCGCCGCCCAGTTTTTCAGGTCCTTGCTCCGCAGCTCGATCAGCGCCTGGGCCACGTTCCGCGTCCCGTTTTCCGCAAGGATGATGGGCAGCTGGCCGCCCTGGTTCAGGGCGGAGGACAGGTTGGCGGACACCTGCGCCCTGGCAAAAGCCCGGTGTACTTTGCTGATGGCGTTGAGAGAGGTCCGCCCGAAGCTCTTCTCCATGGCCCGGTCCTCGAACAGCTGCTTGTTTGCCAGGTTGTTTGCGTAGTCGTCCAGAAACACCGCCAGGTCTCCATACAGCGTCAGGTTCTCGATGGCCTGGTACTGATCCTCCACATACTGCTCCATGGCTTGGTGTACGTCCTCATAGGTCGGCGCGGATGTGTAGGACAGCTTCCCCTTGTCCCGCAGGAAGGACGCCTGCTGGTCCGTCTGCGCGTATCGCAGCGCGTCCGCCTGCTCCAGCTGGTTCCGGATTTCCTCCGGGGCATAGGTTCTTCTGAAATACCGCACAAAAGCCCGGGTCCGCATAATGTCGTCCGTGTGATAGAGCACGTCCGACATGGAGTCCACATACTTCTCGAATCCTTCCGCAATGTCCGGATCCAGAAATTCTCCCTGGCTGTTCCGGTTCTTGAAAAAGCCGTTCCACGGCATATTCGGCTTGAAATTTTTCGTTCTCCCCGCAATGGAGGTAGGGAGCTTCCCGATCTCCCGGTTGATTCCCATGCGCTCCAATGCGCTGTTGAACCGCTCTTGGGTCTCCTGGCTCTGGAGATGGGGGGCATACCCCCGGATGAAGCCGATGGGCTCGTAGCCGTGGGCCACCAGAAAATCGTTGGCCGCATCGTAGAGCTGGTTGAACAGCTCCCGGTACTTCTCCACCGCGTTCCCGATGATGGTGGTGTCCGCGCCTTCCAGCCGCTCCTGGGTCTCCAGCCACCGGCTGTACTGAATTGCCAGCCGCCGCTCGTCCGTCCCCAGGTTGAATTCCCTTGCTTCATCCACGGAGGCGTCGATCTCCGCCTGCCGCCGCTTCGCAAGGTCGTCCTTTCCCGCCAGCTTCCGGGCGTTCTTGATGTTCTCCGCCGCGTTTTGAATATCCCGGCTCCGCTCCATGGCGTTCACGGCGTCCTCCGCCGCCCGGCCCTCGATCACCAGCTGCACCAGGGCCCGTTCCTCCCGGTCCAGCTTCCGGTCCTTTCCGTTCCGGTCTTTGAAGGTCCGCACCTCGTTGTGCATCCGGTTGATAAATCGTATCCGCTCCGCCTCGTTGTCCTGGGTCGGCCGGAAGAGGTAGTCGTTGATCGCGTCGCCCCTGGCGTTGCCGAAGATTCGCCGCATGTTCCGCTCCGGGGTCCGGTTCCGCATGATGAAGGCCGCCGAGACCTTCACCTTTGCGTCGTCCACGCCGTCCATCAGCCGCCGCACGTGCTCGTCCAGCTTCCGGTTGATCTTGGTCCGCTGCTCCCGGATCAGGTCGTTCTGCACGGCCCGCTCCGCCCAGTAGTAGTCCGCCAGCTCCATCACCGTGTCCGCGTCCAGTCTGGCCGGGATGTCCGCCTCGCCATAGATGCCCGCCGCCACGCCGGAGGCGAAGTTCTTCTCCGCATCCGTGGCCCGCAGCCGGCGCTCCGCCCGCTTGATCTCCTTCCGGACGGACTTTGCCGCCCGGTCGTTCTCGATCAGCTGTCGGGTGTTCCCATACAGGCCCACGCTGTTGGCGATCCGGATGCCCAGGCTCTTCAGGGCATCGGAGCCCTCGAATTCCTCCCGGCTCCGGTTCCGCATCCGTTCCTCCGCCGCGGCCTCCAGGGCCGCCGTGTAGGCGTCGATGCTGTCGAAGCCCTCCGGCACCAGCGTCTCCCGCCGGTCGACGGGCCGGTTTTTCCACCGCTCGTTCAGCCGGTTGTACTGCTCGTCGCTCATGCCCCGCGGCCGGTGCAGATCGCTCCGCCCGCTCTGATCCGGAGAGGGCGGGGGATTGTCCGACGGCTCCGCCGCGGTGTCCTCGTCCATGCTGTATCGGGTGTCTGGATTTACTCCTGCTCCGTCTGCTCCTTCGGCTCGAAGTCCGGGCAGTCGCCCATCAGCACTTTCTTCGGTATCCCGTTCGGATATACCTCGCAAGTCGCCGTGTAGTTCTTCCGCTTCCGGCATTTGTTGCACAGTTTGACTGCGTTCTTCGGGATAAAGTTGTCCAGTGCCATCTTCTGAAACCTCCCTCATGTAGATAACAGGTTTTCCCTGTCCATCTGTTTCCCTTCGTTCAACAAGAAATTCGCTGTTGCGTGGGAATACGATCTCACTCTCAAAATTATTGCCAAAGCCCTCTAAATTCCGTCCATTCTGGCCTTCGATCACAATCGTAACGGTCAAGTCCCCTTCAACAGGGTATCCATCAGGGCTGGTGGATGTAGATGTATATGCCGGGTAAATGAGAACTTCTCCTGCCTGGTGTTCCTTCAAGAAAGCGTCCATGGCCTCTTGCCCCTCCAGGTCAAAGCTCAGACGCCGGTAGACTCTGCCCGGATAGACCGGCAGCTTCTCCAGCGCGGAGTCCAGGGCCTCCACCGTTCGGTACTGCTCCTGGTCCAGAACGTCCCCGTCCCGCAGCGCGGCGTTCAAAGGATAGCTTCCGCTGCTCTTGTAGTTCAGAAGGGCCCCTTCCTCATCCACGGTCAGGTCAGCCGTCCTGCCGCCATCATACGCCGCCGCCTGGGCGGTGTCAACAGCGAACCGCCAGCCATGGTCCTCTGTCCGCTCCAGGCCGGTTTCCTCCCGGATGGTGTCTGCATCCATGCCCAGAAGCATCAGGCTCTCCGCCTTGTTCTGAAGCTCCTGATCCGGCTCCTGCATGGAGTAGCCGTCTCCGCCTTCCGCGAACACCGTGTTCTCGTCCCCGGTGTTGGGCATGGTCTGCCGCCGCTGCTCCGGGGTCAGCTGGCGTCGAGCCGTCACGTCCCGGGCCTCGATCTCTCCCGCGGTATTCTGGTACATCCTGCGGTACTCTCCGGCGGTGTCCTCCATGCGGCGGCTCAGGTCCAGCAGCCGCCGGAACCATGCGTTCGGATAGAGCTCTTCATAGACGGCGTCCTGTTCCGCCTCCAGCCGGTCATACCGGCGCCCCGCTTCCGTGTCCGGATCGGCAGCGGAAAGGCTTTCCAGCTCACGCCCTAGTTCCGTGTAGCGGGTGTACCTGTTTCGGTCCTCCCGGCCCAATCCGTTCAGAATTTGGTCGTACTCCTGCTGCAAGCGGTTTGAAACCAGGTCTCCGGTCTCAGATTCCCGTCTGGCCCAGTATTCCGGGCTGGCCCCACCGGCAAACCCCTCCGCGTTCTGGATGGCGTGCTGGATTTCATGTACCAGTGTGTCTTCCGGGGAAGACCGCAGGGAGTTGTCCAGCGTGATCGTGTGGCTCTCCGTGTTGTATCTCCCTCTCGTTCCGTCAGGGAGGTCCGTGAATTGCAGGCTGGCCTGCCGCAGCTGGGGATAATTGGCGAACAGCTCCGGATGGTTGATATAGTCGGCCAGGGTCCCGCCCTGTGGGTTATTTTTGGCGGCGTTGGCCCGTTGTAGCGCGTCTGCATAGGTCTCGAACAGAAAGCCAAACTCAGTAGACGTCAATTCGTCGTACAGACGCTGCTGCTCCGCCGTGTCCCTGGCAATCTCCGCCCGGTTGTATGCGCGGACCATGTCCGCCTGTTCCTTGGTGATGCTTCCGAACAGGTCTTCTCTGGCCGTCTCCAGGTCCTCCATGGCCCATTGCCTGGATACGGCGCCCTGGAGGTCGCCCGACGGGTCATATTCCATGCCGGAATCGTCGATCTCGAACCGCCACTTGCCGTCCGCGCCGGTGTACCACCCGGTCTCCCGGAAGATGGTCTCCATAGCCACGCCCCGGCGCTCCATGTCTTGGGCCCGGTCCAATGCCTCCAGGTCCGCCCGCTGCGCGTTCTCCCCGCCGAAGCTGTAGCGGCCTTCCGCCGGGGGGCCGGTGGTCCTGTCTGTTGCCGCGGCATTCTGGCTCCCGCGGCCCACGCCCCGCTCTGTCATGGTCTGCTCCACGGTCTCGTTGAACTGCTCCGCGTGGGCGGAGAAGGCGTTGATCCCGGCGTAGGCGTCCGCGAAGATTTCCTCCAGAATGGCCCACGCCTCCGCCTGTGTGCCGTCCTCTCCGGTGTTTTCCGTGACGTCGATCACGCCCCGCAGCTTCTGTATGTACCGGTCTACTACCCGGTCCAGCTCTTCCGCTCCATACTGCTCCCGGATTCTGGTCTCAAGCTCCAGGATCAGGCCCGGCGTCTGCGCCGCCCGGTCGTGGAAAATCTCATGGTCCGCGATCTGGTCCGGCGTCACCCGGATATTGTCCGCCTGCACGATGATCCGGTCCCCCGTGTAGGCGCCTCGCACCAGCCGGGCGCCGTCCGGCGTCCCGATCTGGATGCCGCCAGTCACGAACACGGTATCCAGCCCCGTCTCTTCCCGCACCCGGTCCGCGGTGGCCCGCAGGCTGTCGTCCCAGGCGCTCTCCGGAATGACCTGAAGCGTTTTGGCGTCCGTACCCCGCCGCAGTCCCAGGTCCCGGCTGCTTACCGGTTCTCCCCGTAGATCATGGACAGAATTTTGTCTTTCACGCGCTGCTCGGAAGGTGTCAGTGGGGCCTCTGCCTCTTTCTGCGCCTGTTCCCACGCCTCCAGTTTGCTCTCCGGCACCCGTACCAGAAAGCCGTCCGAGGTCTCCATCAGATACGCCGTCTCCCGGCTCTGCTCCCTGCTGTCCATTCTGCTCCGTCCTTTCCGCCGTCGCCGGCGCTTCGTCGATCCCGTCCAGATACGCGCTTCCGCCCTCTGCAGGCTCCACGTATCCGGCAATACTTGCTTTTGCATTGATGTAGTCCTGGTTGGGCGGAATATATCCGTCCATGGACTGATAGCCGTTTGTCAGCATATCGTCCAGCACGAACTCCACCCGCTTTGCAGCGGCGATGTTCTCCTGGCCGTGGTTGTGAATGATGGCGTCCAGGGCCTTCTCGATTTGATCGTAAGAGAGGCCGTAGTCATCCAGCAGCACGGTGATCCGCTCCGGCGCTGCCCGCTTGGTCCTCCGGTATTCATAGCCGGTCTGGTAATCTCCCAGGCGGAGGGTCTGCCCGCCCTTTTCTGTGACAGAGAGCTCATTCAGCAGCTCCGCCGCCGCCTCGCTGTAATACCGGTGCACCTCCGGATGGTCGAACTGGAAGGCGTTGATCCTCCGGTCTCCCATGTCCTCGCTGCTGCGCTGGTCAATATGCTGGGCAGGGTCAACCTGATAGACCCTTCCGACGGCATCCACGTTCATGTCGCCACGTTCTGCCAGGACCGCAAACTGCTCGTTGGAAAGTGCGGCTTGGTCCACCCTCCGCCCACTCTCCAGGGTCTGGATCACAGGGTCCGCCGCCGTGGCCTGCGTTTGCCGCCCTGCCGGCTGCGCCTGATCCTGCTGCACCTGCGCCGCCCCGGAGGGGGCGGCGTTTTGTGTGCCCGCAGGCGCCGCCTGCGTGGCCTGCGGGCTCTGCGCCTGCTGGGACGCCGTGGGCAACTCTTGTTCGCCCCGGGCGCTCCCACGGTTTTTCAAATAATCCCGCCGGACCTTCCGGTTCCAGCGGTCTGACATCCAGGCCGCCCGATCCACGGCCTCCGTCACGCCCCGCCTGCGTTCCGCCGCCTGCACGGCCTCTCTAGCCTCCGGGGAGAACATTCCCTTTTCTCGCATCACGTCATAGGCGCTGTCGGCCGGTCTCGCTTGGTAATCCCGAATACCCTGCCGGATATTCCGCCCGGCCAGGTCCACGCCGCTGGTGGCGCCGCCCATGGCCATGCCGGACAGGGCGCCGCCCACGCCGGCCCATACTACCTGTGCCACGCTGTCCAGGTACGCCTGCTTCCGGGCCTCGTCCTCGTCCATGCCCATCAGCTGATACTGTGTCACCAGCTGCTCGAAATCGGAGGATTCCCCCATGATGGCGGTGTCCGACAGGATATTGGCGATCTCCGTCAGCATTTCCTCGCTGGCCTCCGTGCCCGCCTGCTGGGCAGTTGCCCGCAGCAGGTCCTTCACGCTGTTGATGGTCTTGGCCTCCAGCAGCTTCTCAATGCTGAACCGCTCGAACACCGCCTCCGCCGCGCCGGCGGCCAGACCGCCCCAGAACGCCTGGGAATTGCTGCCGCCCCGCTCCAGCACGTTCACAGCCTGCTGGCTGGCCGCGCTGGCGCCCATCAGGTACGTCGCCCACGGTCCCAGCAGCGCCACCTGGGAGGCGCTGTCGCCGATGGACATGCCGGTGTTGTAGAGGAAGGACGCCACGTTCTGGCCGAACAGCTCCCAGTCTGTGTTATCCGCGATCTTCTTGGACACCGTGTCCCGTACCCCGGTTACAAAATTGCTGATGATGGCCGCGTTCGGGTCTGCCGGGGTATAGGTCCGCAGGTCGTCCTCGCTTCCGCCTCCAGTGGCGATCAGGCGGGGGATGTCGACAGCCTGCAGGGCCGATGCGCCCACGGAGGCGAGTGAGGCCAGGACCGGATGCTCGTCCGCCCACGCTTCCGTCTGCTGCCGCTGGCGCTCCGCCTCCGCCGCCCGCTCCTGCCGCTTCTGGTACTCCGTCATGCGCTCGTAGTCATAGCCCGCCGCGCTGATGCGGTCCGTCTCTTCCAGCAGCTGCGCCTCCAGCGCCTTCCGGACGGTGGTCAGATTCCGGCTGTCCTCCCGGGACAATCCGTACTGCCCGGCGATCTCCCGCACAGCCTGGTTGACGGCATCCTCCGTCACGGGGCCCGGCGCCGCCGCCCGGGTCTGCTCCAGGGTCTGGATGCGGTTCAGTGCGCCCCTGATCTCGTCCGCCCGGGCAAAGGTGGCCTGCATGGAGGCATCTTCCGCCAGCCGCGCCCGCTGCTGTTCGTTTTCCTCCTGATAATAGCGGTTTCGGAGTTCCGCAAGCTGCCTGTCGTAATCCTGCCGGGCGCGGTAGGCTTCCTCCGCCGTGCGGTATCTCTGCCCGGTATACGGCTCTGTGGGCATCCCCGCCGCCCCTGCGGTGATTTCCGCCCCCCGGAAATTCAGGAATTCCTGCTGGGCCTCGTCCCGCAGCGTCCGCAGCTCCTCCGCCCGGCGCTCCGCCTCCTGTGCCGGGGATGTGATCTTTCCCGGCTTTCCGGCAGTTGTTGGCCTCCCAGCCTTTTTTCTTCCGGCGGTTTCGCCCGCCGCTTGACTGGTCACCGTCGGCAGGGAGGGGGATGTGCCCCCTCCCGCGCTCCCTGTGATCTTGTCCACCCGCGGCAGACTGCGCACTGGATCCGGACTGTAGGTGATGATCTCTCCTGTGCCGATCCTGCGGAAATGCCCGCCGCCGGTCCCGGCCCGCGTCTGATTTCCTTCGCTGATCCGTTTCAGTTTTCCCATGGCGCGCTCCTTTACTCCTCATACTCCAGCCCGTACCGGCGCAGAAGCTGCTGAATCTGCGCCCTCTGGCTTTCAGACAGTTCTCCCCAGCGGCTCTCGATGTTCCCCAGGGCCGCGTTTTCCCCGCCGGCCGCCAGTTGCGCCGCAATGGACTGGCCGAAGGCCCGGAAGGAGTCTGGGTTCATCGCCAGGCTGTTTTCAACAGGCCGGCCCGCCTTTTCCTCCTGCCCCAGCGCCCATTCCTCATACTCGTCGGAAAGGCCTGTCTGGGAGGTAAACCCGTACTTCTTGTAGTTGTTGGCAATAAAGCTCTTGGGGTGCCCCGATTCCAGCGCCGCGGCGAAGAGGCCGTCATAGTCCGCGCTGTCTCCGCCTCCGGAACTGCCGGACCGGCTTCCGCTGCTGGAGCCTCCGCTGCCGGACCGCGCCGCCAGCTGCCTCTGATAGGCCGCCTGCAGCGCCTGGACATACTCGGTGGTGTACCCGGAGGCGCCCACCAGGTCCGCGCTGGGGCTTCCGCCGGCCGACAGGATGGCGTCCACCTGCCCCTGTGCCAGCTGCTGCTGTGCCATGGCGTCTTCCCGCTGGAGCTGCTGGCCGTTCCAGTACCGGTCGAAATCCACGCTGTCCTGCCCCTGGAGGGCCGAGAGCTTGTCCTGCAGGATGTCAAAGTCGGAGAGATACTGGTTGAAAGCGAAGTTCCGGTCTGTGTTGAACTGCCCCAGCTGATCCAGGTACTTGGCATAGTCCAGCTGTTCCTGCGTGTTGACCGCGTTCAGGTCCTGCAGGCTCATGTTGTACTCGTTCAGGTAGCGGTCGTATGCCTGCTGGTACAGCGTGGGGATGATGTCGTTCAGCTGGGCGGCATAGTAGTCCCCGGCCTGGGTGGCCGCCGTGACGGCCGCCGTGGAGGGGCGCCCGCCGCTGGCGGCTGCCGCCTGGCCCAGTGCGTCCGCCGTGGCCCGGTCGCCCTCCCGCAGGTAGCTCTTGCGGTAGCTGTGCCACTGGGGATCGTCCTCCTTGGACCAGGAAAAATCCGGCCGGTTGATGATGGCGTCCAGCAGCGCCTGCTGCTGTTCCGCATACTGGTTCTCATAGCTGGGGCGCTCCTGGTCGAAGTTGAAGCTCCCGAAGCCGTTGATCTTGTCCAGCACGCTGTCGATCTGGTTCGGAATCTTCCCGTCAGAGATGTAGTCCGCTCCGTATTTTCCGCCGGTATACCCGCCGTAGCTGGAGCGCAGTTGGTTTGCCATCTCGTTTGCCAGCAGTTTTGCCTCCGGTGTGGTGGCCTTGTGGATGTCCTCTTTCAGTCCCAGAATGCTCATGCCGAACTCCGGGTATCTCTGCGCGGTCTGCAGGTCCGCCTGGGAAAATTCCTGAAACAGCCCTTTCTGGTTGGCCGCCTTTACAAAGTCGTCATAGGTATAGGACGGCATGGTTCATACCTTCTTTCCTTTTCAGATCATTTTCGCCGCGGCGTGTACGTGGCGAAAATACATTGACTCAGCCGCCGGGGGCGGCGTCCTCAGTCCGCAGACTGGGGGTGGGGG